TGCTAAAAGCATTCTGTTAAGGAACTCTTTGTGTTGTACAGCCATGAACAAACGGAGTGAACCAAGTCCTCCCCAAATGTCGTCTTTAGAGTGTGTTGCCAACCATTCCATAACCTCACTTGCACTGAAAGGCAATTGTGCTGTTTTTGGACGTACATCAATTTCTTGAAGTGTTGGTTTTATTGTCTCTGCGATTGTGCCACCTTCACTTGTACCACCAAGTGCAGTATTACCTGAGTTGGTGTTAAGTACTGGTTTTGCTGTAATCACACGCCATCCAGATTTATCCCAAGGGTACTTAGGTAAAATTCCGAATGCATTCGCTTCCAAATTCAGCTGTGCCCATGCGTAAGCTCCAAATACAGCGTTAAAAGTACCTGCTGTTGAGGTTGTTACTGGTGCGTCAGCTTTTCTTAGAAGGTTTCTGTTGTGTCCATAATAGAGTGCTTCAAGCTCGTCGATTGTTTTCACTTGAACCAATTTAATATGCTCCTACTTCGTCTTCAGAAGGCGTATAATACTTTCCAGCTAAGATGTTACGTGCTACTTGTGACAAGCCTTCTGCTCCACCTGCTCTTGCATCTTTCAAAATCATTGACTCATCTTTAAAGGATTTATCAACAGTTTCTAGTGCTGCATTAGGACGTGGGGTTTCGGTTGTAAAAGTATGTTGTGACTTCTCAACTAATTCTGTATCATCTGATTTTTGTTGCATTTTTAATCCACCTTTGTCTGAGCTTGGTTTTTTGTCTCCAGATCTATCGTCATCTAATCCAGCTTGCACTGAGTTTGATTGATAGGTGTCTGGTACAGTAACTTTTGCTCCGATATCATCACTTGCTGCTGTTCCTTTAGGGGAAAGTGGCAAGTCAGTTGGTGTTTCCATAGCTTTCAATCTAGTATCTAAGTCACCCAAAGAGTCTAAGGTAGCCTTTTGAGTTTCTGCGATTGATTGAACAACTTCTGTCAATGTATCAAAACCTGATTTTACAGATTCTTGGAAAGATTTTTCTACGGACTCGTTGTCTGATGTAGCTTTAGCTACGTCTTCAACTTGTTCTTTAGAATTGTCTTCGTTGACCATGTTATTAGTAAATCTATATATAAAGGGTATATAAAGATTTCGTACTTTTTATAAAAGACTAATTTTCTATTTCTTTACTAGTATTTTGTTTATTTTGTGCACCCATTGCACTAACTAGTTTAGTTTTATCTTCATTTGGCACTCCTTGACCACCTAATTGATTATTACCATCTTCTGTTTGATACCCTGATTTTTCTATTTCATCATCTGTATCATCTATTTCATTTGCTACACCTTGTGCTATACCAGCTCCAAGTCTTGCTGCTCCAGCTAATATAGCCCCTGCAACTTTGTGTACAGCCTCATCTGAATATTTTTTGACCTTTTTGTCACTATTTATTGGGTTATGAACACCCTCTGTTTCTGTAGTTATTAGTGAAGTTTCTCCACTACCTTGTTGACTAGTATTCATTAATGCTCTTACACCACCACCTGTTCCACTTGTAGCAGGTGATTCTTTCTGTATTCCACCTTCTAATGGTGTTGGTTTTACCTTCATACCACCATCTTTTTCATCAATACCACCTATTTTATCATCGGTTTTAATTGGTTTTGCTGTTTGTGTACTCTGTGATACAGTGTTTGTTGCTGTTGCTGGTGTAATATCTGCGTTTGACCAATCTTCACCTTTTTCAACATAACATCCAAAGTTAGTACATTTAATAATTTCTTTTCCATCACCTCTAGGAACTGATGGAACCATTGCTTTTGCTAATGGATTATGATCTGTAATTAATGCTAATGGTACTGCTGGGTCTTTACAAACTGCTACCTCATAATGCTCTAAATCTGTTAATGCGTATGCTACATCTCCATCCTTCATTACTTTAGGTGTTCTATCTGCTTTAGTTGCTCCACCAAATGATAGTCCTTTATATTCACCAGATTTTATCTTTTCCCAAATATCTGTATCTAATTCGTAATTCTTATGTATTTTACCAGTAATCTTAATTGCTGGATATGTTACTCCTTCAGACTCAAACTGTGTCTTCATAAAGTTAATTCCTTTACCTACAACTCTATTAGAATGAGTATCTGTAATAGGTGCACCTCTATCCATCCATAAAGGTAATACCTTGTATAATTCATCTACAATTGTAATTTCTCCTTGTTTATCTTTCATCTCAACTGTCAAATAACCCTCAAAAAATCTATTTTCGTTTGTTGCATCTAGGATGGTCATTGATTTTGTCAATAATGTACCTACTTTCTCCATAATAGTTTATATATCAAGCGTATATTTAAAGTTTTAAAAAAAGAGAAATGGTTGGGTTAAACACCCAAAACATAGCCATTTTAGTCTTTCTTTGCTTTTGTAACTGCGAAATCAGCTGCGAAACCAGTGGTCAAACCAATTAAGGCTAAACCAATATCACCAATGCCTTCAGTTGCGATAGTTTGACCTATTGCAATTGCTGCGAAGGTTGATATGATTAAAGCACCTGCGAATTTCCTTGCAGAGAAAGATTCATCTGTTCTATGTAGGTATCCTCGTAGTGTGTTTAAACCTGCACCAATTACTGCTGCTCCAACAGTTATTAATACTGGATCTACCATAAAAACAGCTAATATTAGGGATTATATAAACTTTGTTTATTTTATGTCGAGTACCTTGCCTACCAAATCTTCTAGATCTGAATCTGCCTCTTCATGAAGTCTATTAGATTGTCTGTCTAAGGCTGTTGCTAAAATAATGAGGGCTTTTTGGAGATGAGTCACTCTTAAGCATAAATCCTTCTGTGTTGCTGATATTTTTCTGAAATATGCTATTAATGTTCCACCACTTCCAAGAGCTATTCCTATAACTATTTCTGTGAATAGTGTATCTAATATTTCAAGCATATTCTAAGTTACATCTGATGTATTTAAAGAACACTGTTTATACATCATATTCAGGTGTTGTATCTAATGGATGTAAGAATCCATCTTGAATTAACTGAAGTATTAATTTTGGTTCTTCAGCAAAAAAGTCTTCAACTTTCTTAGAAAACCCTTCAACATCGAATTTTCCACATTTATAACATATGTAAACTATTGCAGAATCTGCATAATATCCATATTGTGTGGAACCACATTCACATGGTTTATTTCCTTCCATCGGCATAAAATGTGTGCAAAACCTTTATTAATAAAGATGACTGATTATATAACAATGGGTATTTCAGTACATGTTTATGATTCTCTAGACGAATACATCAAAAGAACTGGTCATATGGTATCTGATAAAATAGATGTAAATGAAACATCATTGAGTTTAATGGATATTTGGATTACAAATGATGAGAAATTAAGAGTTGTTCTTGATTGTAAGAGGTTTTTTGATAGACCAGACGTTTCAAGGTCAATCAGTTGTTTTCAAACCAACAATATAGACAAATATAACACTGGTGATGAAAAATTAGTGGAATATGATGATGTAACATTCGATCCAAAGACTGAAAACTTACAATTCTTCAAAAAACGTTTTAGAAAAGCACCAATATTCTTCAAGGTAGGTAGATTCTGGGGAGATAAACCTAATAAAACAACAAAAATAGACTGGGCTTACAAATTCTTTAACGTAAAAGCAAATAGAATAGATTTTGTTCTGCTAAGTAATGACACAGTTGTTAAAAAACCAATTAGTAAACCAATACCATAGATCGTCGTTACAAATCACTTAACTCAACNTCTGTTTCCAAGGTTAGAGTTCATTATATGCATCCAATCTTTACCATGTTTCTTTCTCATACTTGACCAAAATGGATTTGAATACAAACCACCCTTCTTGTTATACTCTTTTGTCACATTTGCTATTTTTCTATGACATGAATGACAAAATCTTGCATTAATTTCTTCAATATGCCATTTATGTTCTCCACAAAAATAACAAAGACCGTAAGGTTTGTCAGAAATTTTTGCTAATAGTGGTTCTCTACCTCTTTTACCTGCACAATCACCACAAATTGTTACTATTGTTGCAGCAGCAGCGTCTTTTTTAAAACAGTTTATACAAACAGCCTCTTTATAATGGTTAACGTGTGTGTATTCATCGGCTTGATGCTTTTCCCAAAGCTTTTTTCCAACGTACTCACCACCAGTATCTACATTTAATTTAGTTGCCAAGTTTAATTCTGAGATAATTTTATTTTCTTCAATGAATCTTGTAGTATTATGTAAATACCCTTGCATGCATAGTCACTAACACCTTGTTTTCTTACTTCTTTTTTGATATCTTCTATTGTATCATCTATTGTAGAAAAATCTGCACTATAGACAGTAACAGTTTTCTTTTTAAATTCTTCTGTTCTACTAATTTTCTCCACTGCTTTTCTCATTGCAGCGTCAGCAGTTTCTTGTGTTGATCTTACTTTTGATCCAGAAGGTAGTTTAGTCTTCTTTGCATCATCTGTTGTTGGTTTTTTCTTTTTACCGAATGCCATGTCATAAATCACTTTAACCTATATATAAAGATTAAAAGTCTTCGTCCTCCCATCTCTTAGTGTCTGATAACTCTTGTTTAACTATATCTCTTGCTTGTCTAACAGTCATATTTCCTTTAGTTCTTAACTCATCTACAGCTTTCTTCTTTGTCCAATCAAAGTCTATTGCACTTTGTAATGTTGATTTAACTATCTCAAAGTTTGCTGGGGTTATTCCATCTGGAAATTTCTTTGGTTCTAAAAATGCTTGTATGTCTGCTTTCTTTGATTGTGAAGTACCTTTACCACTTGATGGTGAACCTTGACCTACACCACCTTTATCTGATGGTCTTTGTTTCTTTGGTTTACCGTCAATCTCTTGTTGATCTTCTTTTGGTGCAGCAGTTCCTCTACCACGTCCTTCAGAACCAGAAGTGTTTGGTTCTTCTTTACTTTCTAACATCATCATTGTTGGATTAATAATTGGGTTCTTAGAAACCTTAAACTCTCCAGTGTGTGTTTTTGTTACTTCGAATCCCATTGCTTGCATAGCAGCCATGTTTTGTATCTCAACACCTTGTATCTGTAAGTCTCTTAGTTTATCATTCTCTTCTCCACCTTTCAATCTTAATTGCCAATCATCCACGTCTAATAGATGTGCAAACTTTCTAAGGAATGCTTGGTATAGAATATCTTGACCCCATTTAATTGCTCTGTTTGTAATTGTGACTTGTAATCCTTCTTGTGACCATCCAGATGGTAGTTCGCCAAAGTATAAAGGTAGTACACCAAACACTGCACCTATAATCATTCTTATCTCTCTTCTTATTTCTGTAAATTCTAATTCTTTTAATGAACCTGTAAAGTCAATCCATTGTGCCATATTTTTACCACCTTTATCAGATTCTACTAATAATGGGTGTATCATGTATGGGTCTTCGGTTGCTTTTTGTTCTAATACATCCCATGATTTTCTGAATGTTTCATAGTTACGAGATGCAATAACTAACATACCTCTAGGAGGTCTCATCTTATCAAAGTATTTTCTAATATATTCATCCATATGAGATAAGGACATAGCCTTTGACCATATAGAGTAAATTGGAGAATAACCATAAAGTAAGGATGGTTTGTATTTGCCTGCTTTCCATATAACTTCACCTTCACCATAAACTACACGTTTTGGTTGAGGAATTCCTATAGAATATACAGAGTTAACTTCAATGACTGCTTTAAGTGCTTCTGCACCACACCTATCACATTTAGGTACATTTAATCTTCTATCT